CTAGCAACCGTTTTCATAGGCATCTGCACGGCAGCCGATTCAGATATGTTTAATGGTTTATTGCTCATTTGTAGGTTCTGGTAATTCAAAATCTTTTGGAGGTAGCATTATGTTTTTTGTGCCCATAAATTTTTTATTTTTATGTTCAGGTAGGTTTTGATAATCGTCTCTTAGATCATCCCAAGCACTACCGTCTGGTGCTTCTTGTTTATCATCATTAATAATTATACCAGAGCATTTTGCTACAAGCAAATGGAAGTTAGGGTTGTATTTTAATGTAGGGTTTCTGTTAACTTTTCCACACATTTTCATCAATTCTAATTGTTGTTTTAGTTCCATATTTTCTTGTTGAACATCTTTAAATCTATTGGTGCAAGCTGATCCTAAATAATGTCTATAAGTCAAACGTATGGACCTATCGTCAGAAGGGCTATTATAATTATTATCAGGATTATAGTGTCTATACCTAGACTCCGAGTCCCTCTGTTCGATTGATATGCTAACATCACCAGTGCTACAAGTATTAGTACCGTTATTGAGATAGTCATTTCTACTGTGTGCAGGTTTCATAAAACATAACAACACAAATAAAATAATTAATGCACCTGTAAAATAATAATTCATCCTGGCGATCTCCATGTTGCATAAATCCTTAATAATTCATTTCTCTATTTAAATCTTTTATATCGTAAGTGTGTTCTCTAACTTGATCAGCTAAAGTTCTATATAAATTTTCTGCCATCTGCCATGTAGCTTCAGCAGAAGATAATCTTGTATTAATGTCTGTAATATTTTTTTCGGCTACTTCTAAATCTCTTTGTAGATTTGTAATAGCTAATTGATTAGAATTAATAGTGTCTGTAAGATTAACAATATAACGTACTCCTGTAAATGTCCCGACTAATACGGAAGCTACCACAGGTACCATTACTATATTTTTCTTTAACAGATCTACTAAATTCATTTTTTCTTTCTTTTAAATATATTATCAATCCAACTAGCTGCTTTGTCTAGTGCACCAAAAAAATTATAAATCCACTTATCTATCACTTTTTTTACCGTCATTTTCAAAAGACATATCATGAGCATATTCTTTGTACTTTTCATAAGTTCTTTTTTCAGCTTTTTCTTCTTCTTCATACATTTTTTTTTCTTCTTCATAACCTTCCATTAACATTTCGCTTAAGGTTTGTTCTTTTTTTTCCATTTCGTAGAACATTTTATCACTGTCTTCTGTAACCAATCCGTTGTCTTCCGCATCCCAATATGTAGTTTGAACTTTATAGTCTGGCCAACTGTTATCAGTAGTATAACTATTAATGTGCCACAAAATACGATTATTAGGCTGAGCTGCATAATTACCGTTAGCAAGAGCCAATATATGTGCACACTTATGTTCTTGAGGAATTTCAGAATGTTCAACATCTAAAATATTAACATCTGGGTGGCCCCAGTCAATTGTGAATAGATATTCACCATGATAAAATTTTTTATCTAAACCTAAATATTTACCCTTTACACCAGCCAACCAATCAAACTTATGAACACTAGGCCAATAACTAAAACAGTTCCACAATTCCAACTCGTGCGTCTGCATATTCGGCACATCGGCTCTATCATGTGATTTTTGGAAAAACGCTGAGATAGGCAAACGCCAAAAGCATGCACCATTTGGTAACATGATATTGAATAAGATTGCACGACCTGATATGGATGTAAGGCCGAAGATAACACATTCTTCACTTTCTCCGTGATGTTTTTTAAGATCATATAAATACTCCTTTTTTACTTTACAATATATAGGTGGTATATTAGCATTTAGGTAAGACATAGTCTAACACTTCCATCTACGTCTCGCTTGTCTTATTCTTGAATTAGGATCTTTAGCTGCTTTTGGAAATTTTTTCATTTGTCCTAACGATCTTGCACAATATGATTTTCTTCTAGCTGCTCTTTTCTTACCTGGATTATCTTCTGTAACTGCAGTTTTTAATTTGCTTCCAGGATTTTTTCTTCTGTAAGCCATTACTCCAGCTTGAGTCATTCCCGCTCCACTTTTTGTAGAACGGAAATTCTTTTTATTTCTAGGTGGCATTCCACCTTTTTTTAATTCGATTATATCAGCGTAATAATCTAAATTCATTTTAAGTAAATGAAATAGTTACACCACCAGTGCCAGCAATAGTTGCATGAATACCATCTGCAAAAAATATTCCATTTCCTGGTAAGTAAATATCTAAACCCTCAGTTCCAAAAAGATAAGTTGCAATAACATCTCCTGAACCACCTCCAGATCTAAATATAATTGAGCCACTAGCATTTCCTTTAGCTTGAATAGAAGTTAATCTTGCTCTTCCTCCTACGGCTACCATTTGAGTTGTAGAAGTTGCATGTGCACTCGACTGGTCTGATGAAAAACTTGATCCACCCATAATTTTCTCCTTTAGTTGTGGCTCCAGAAGGAGCCACTAATTATTTATTACTGTGCATCAAAAGGTGTTGCAAGTGTTCCATTACCAAGTAACTGACCCTCTACAGCATATAAGTTAGCTGCGATTGCAGTAAATTTGATTCTTGAACCTGCTAAACCACCTGTTGTAGCGTTAGATCCACCAGCTTCACCATTAAGGTTAACTTCATTATCATTAGTTGTAACTTGAAATTGTTTACCAGCTACTGACGCAGTAATACCGACTGTAGCAGCACCAACAAATTTGTCAGCTGTGTTAGCAGTCTTGATAGTTCCTGTGAAATTATCAATAAAAAGAATTTCAAAAGTTGTACCAATTGTATTTGCATTATTTGGATCACTTCCTGGACCTGCAATAGCAGAATCAGCAGTTGAAACAATTGCAGGTAAAGTTATTGCAGTAGGTGTTCCAGTGGGATCCATTGTTACAAGTCTACCTGCGTGATCAGCAACTGTTAAATCTGTTGCTAAAAGTTCTGCTTTAACTGCATTTGGTCCTAAGTTAATAAAACCATTTTTTGATCGGACTGGTCCGTCAAATGTTGTATTTGCCATAATATTTTCTCCTTTGTATAGCTTTAAATTTTGTAGTCTCTATACCGTCTGCCTAGTCAGTCTACAAAATAATTTATTTTCTAGGTCTTTTTATTATACACAAAAAAAGGGGCAGTGTGAACACCGCCCCTTTTAAGTAATACTAATTGTATTATTTATTAACTAGTTGGTAAGTTTCCGTTACCAAAGATTGCTCTAGGATCTGAGAATCCAAAAGAGTATCTTTCTCTAGCTTTAAATCTTACGTTACCAGTATCGAAGTCACCTTCAATCGCAGTTTTGATTGGTGATCTAACGAAATGTTTCATTCCATTAGGTACATCAGTCATTAGGTAGTACGAGTCAGTATCAGTTAAGAAATTATTAACTGAGTATCCTTCTGGTACCATACCCATTGAAGCGATTGCGTTGATATCGTTATCAGCTGTTGAAGTTCTCTGAGGAGACTTCATTAATCTCTCAGCAGTAAATTGTAATTCTTTTGGAATTATCATCTTTCTACCTTGAGTAGCGATTCTTAGACCTCTTTCGTCTACGAATCCAGCGATGTCGATTAACGACTGCTCTAGTGAAGTTTCGTTAAGGTCTGCAGCTACAGTAAGTACATTTGAGAATGTACCACCTGTTGCTAGTGGGTGAGCGTTAGAAATTAACGGTACACCGTCACCACCAGTAACTGCAGCAAACTGTGCTTGGTTAAGTACGTTTGCAGCTTTAACTTGCTTCGTGTTTGACATAGATCTTGCAAGAGCTCTTGTGTATCTTGCAGCTAATCTGTCATACAGGTTGTCTTCGATTGCTTCTTCAGTGATCGAGAACGCTAAAGCGATTGTTTCGTGGTTGTATCTAGCAGTGAAAGTTTCACCAGCTGTATCAAACACAACTCCAGCACCCTCTTGTTTAGTTGGTGCAGAAGCGAAACCGCTTAACATTACTTCTTCTTCAAAAGCTCTGTCAGATGTTTCAGTTACGAAAATTTCAGCATGCTGATTTTCGTATCTGTTATATTCCAGGCCGAATAAAGCATTCAAACCTGGCTCTAGTTCTTTAACTAGTTGGGATCGTGATATTGCCATAGTTTATCTCCTTTACGCTATACCTGTTCCACTTCTATAGAAGTGATTGTTGATTCTAACAAGAATGTTTGCATTTGCAGAACCTGTGTCAGAGTTTTCTGGATCTTGACATATATCTATCGCTTGTATAGCGAAAGTTGCCGCAGTTCCTGAAACACTAACATCAAGTTGTTGTTTTGATATTCCTGTTGTTGTTACACCTGTTGTGTTAGTAACAGAGTAGTTCTTGTACAGATCTGCTCTTGCAAAAGTAGCATCAGCATCTATTAAAAATACTGCATCTGGATCGTCAATGACGAATGCAGTAATATCGCTAGCAGCAATGCCACCAGGATAATAGTTACTGTATGTTGGCTTTTGAGTAGTTGGGTCTGTGTAAAAACATCCGTTAAAAACGCCTATAACAGCATCCGATGTGTTAGGACCATGTCTTTGGATGTTTCCAGTTCCTAATGGTTCAACCATTTCTCCTTGGAAAATCGCACCGGCAAGACCTGACGCAATCGTATATCTGTTTTGGGCTCCAACAAGAGGTGTTCCGTCTAGTTTTCTGTACGGTCTTAGACCGAACTTTTCACTTACGTTTGCCATATTTGTTTTCTCCGTTGTGTTAACAGTTTATTTTATAACCCGGTAGTTATTGCAAAAATATTATTTTTTACGACTACCACCAAAGGTCACTCTGGACTGTCTATCAATATTGATAGGCATATCCGGGTGCTGTTCCTTCATAAGATCATTGTCCACAGCGTTCATTCTGTCTTGAGTAAGTTTTTTAAAATACTCAGCACGTGAAACCAAAATCTCCTCTGGTATCCTTGCCAGCACAAGGCCTCCAATTCCTATACACCCCTCGTATTTGCCTTCGGTATAGAAAGGATATTTATTAGTGCCGATCTCGTCTTTGACTTGTTCGACTGTAACAAAATCCCATCCTTCCCTTAATTTTTTAGATACATTAGCTGTATCTTCAAAACCTTGAACGGTAGTACGGATCCATCTGTGGGCGTAACCGTTCGGTGCGGGTGGTGCATCCAAACTGGATGGTGGAGTCCAAGCTTTTGGAGCTTCTTTCGTTGCTTTATTCTCTGACTCCCGTGAAGTTCTCTTAATTGTACTCATACTATTTATCCTCCTTCACGTATCTAGCATATTCCTCTAGTGGCACATTTAATCTTTTAGCAATCGCTACCTGTGACTTTGTGAGTTTCACAGTTCTGCGTCCTTGTTGACTACGACCAGCCGAGGCAACCGTTTGGACGGGTTTAGGTGTCTCTTTTTTAGGCTCGTCATTAGTGTTACTAAAACTTTCAGGAAAGTATCCTTTAAGTCTTGAGTTAACTTCATTATAATACTCATCACTGTCGACTTCAATACCCTCTTGAGAAATATTGTTGTGTATAGTAATGGCAGCATTGGTCATGACCTCATCATTCCCGAACCACGTATTCTCCTCAGCCCATTTTTTAGCTCTAGGTGTAATTTGTGGTGCCGTTTGTGATGTTTCCGCTGTTTGAGGTTCAGCTTGTACGTTTTGTTGTTGTTTACTTTTTTCTTCTTCAGCTTTCTTTTTTTCTTCACGATTAATCATCTCTAATCTAGCTTTTTCTTTTTCGACAGCTAGTTGAGTTAATTTATCATTAGCTTCCATAATTTTAGAAGCGTCTTGACCTTCGATTGCTGATTGAAGAGCTACTTTGACCTGTTCCCTTTGAGCATCTACTCTTGCATCTAATTCTTTTAGATACTGATCGTCAGTAGAATTTAACTTTTTAAGATTAGAATCAAATTTCTTTTGTATACCTTGTGCAAAATCAAGAGCTGCTTTTTCTCTTCTTTCAGCTTCTTTTTTTTGAAAGACTAGTTTATCAATTCTTTTTTGATAATCTCTTCTCGACTCATTAAGGTTTGGTTTTTCTTTTTCAGTTTCAGATTCAACTTTTTCTTCAACAGGAGTTTCAGTTTTATCTTCTGTAACTTCTATTTGTGGTTTTTCAGTTTTATCTTCTTCTGGTTTGTCATGTCCAGTATAACCTAAATCAACTTCACCAACATTTAAGTTAGGTGTTTCTTCTTTTGTTGATTTTTCTTCTACTTGAACATTTTCTTCTTTTACATTATCGGTATCTAATTCTACCTCATGTTCTTTTGCCATAAGTGCTTCTGCACTATAGTCTTTTACTTCTGCCATGTTTATTCTCCTTTATTTAAAATAAATGGAGAATATCTTCTGGCTTACCTATTGTTCCTATGATCTCGTCATCGTTAAGTATTCGGTGTTCACCGAATTTAGTTTGAAATCTACTTCCAGAGTATCTGCCATAAATAACAAATTCTCCTTCTTTACACCAAGAACCTTTAGGAAACTTTTCTTTATCTTGATAACAAAGGTCACCCTGTTTTACAACTAATCCAACGACTGTTGTCATTTGAATCTTGTCTTGGGTTTCGTCTGCTAAGATAACACCGCCTTTTGTCTTTGCCTGTCCTGACCATGGTCTGACAAGCATACGGTATCCAACTGGGTTAGGTATGATTTCAAGATACTCTTTTATGCCTTTGGGATCTGTTGGAATCTGTGATTTAACCTCTTCTTTATTTTTTTCGTTTCCGAAATCAGTAAGTTTAGGTTTTATCAATTGTACCATCGTTATTCTCCTCTTTTTGCAGGTTTTTAATATCCTGAAGCAGCGTTTCTAAAGCGCTGAGTCTGCCCCGAGCATACATTAATTGATCTACCGTTTCAACCCCATAGCAAAGATGATCTTTAATATCTCTAATTGATTTATTTATAACATTAACAATTTGTTCTTTTGTATGATAATCAAGCATTAATTTCTTTTTAAAGATATTTTGTTTTTACCTTGTTCTAATAACATAAATCCATATTCATTTACAATAATTCTTAACACAGCATCCATATTAAAACCTTTATAATCATCATAAACAAATACAGTTCCTGGTTTTGACCTTTCTCCAAAAAAAATTGATTCTTTGATAACATCTACTGTTTTATGTGGACCATCAAAATGAACTAAATCATATGTATTAATAATTTCTTTTTTTTCTCTATAGATAGGAACACCATCATGAAATCTTTTAATAAATTCATCATCTCCCATAGTTAGTAATGTAAAATTTTCGTAGTCCATGTCTTTTAATAATTGAAGTTTCATAGAATTTTTATAATTACATTTTACTGGTCTATGTTTATCATAATGTGCGTATTCTAAATTACCATATGGATCAATTCCAATATGCCAATGTTTTTTATTTTTTAATGATTCTAAAATGACCTTGCTTCCCGCACCTTGTCTTACACCTATTTCAACTGTAAACAAATTATCTTCTAAAGTTGCACAAGCTTCTTGTAAAATTTTGTATTCAATACTATCTCCTTTAATCATTATTTTTCTATTTCCGTGTTATAGGCAACTGAGTATCTATCGTATTTTGATGGCATAGCCCAATGCCATAAACCAGATTTAAATATTACTAAATCTCCAGATCTAACGTGTTCAATATAATATTCATGATGATATTCAGTAACATTTTTTATATCTTTACCATTTAATGTGTTATTTAAAAAATTAGTAGGGTTTTGAAATCTTATTTCTCCATCTATCGATAATGGATAATAGACTGCAGAAAAATGAGAATCTACATGTTTATGAGGTGCAATAATTTCTTTATTATTTCCCATGCTATACCAACCAGAATTAAATTTTAATAAACAATGATCATGTGCTGTTTCATGAAATAAAATATTAACATGTTCAAGAACTTTTTTATTTAATTTATAAAATATATCTTCTTCAAAAATAAGATATGTATTTGTAGCTTGACCAAAAATATTATTTCTATTAATAAAATCTACAATTGCAGTATTGTCTATGTTTTCTAACTTTACTTTGTAAAGTTCAACCTTAAACATATCTTTTAACATAATTACAATTTGAATTGTTGTAGTATTTCTAGTTTTTCTTCTGCTTCTGAAATTTTTGTTATTAATTTATCTATCTCATCTAGATGTTGTGGGTGCTCACCAATTGCAACTGGTTTTTCTAAATATATTTGAATAGTTGCATCAGCTTCAGATATTTGAGCATTATATCTGTCTTCTAGTGCTTGTAGTATTGTAGCTCTTAGACTCATAAAGAATCTATATATTAATTGTATGGAAAGTAAATGCTTTTTATTTTGCCTTGTGCTTTTAGTTTTTTTAGATCACCCTTACTTAATTTAGAGTAATCTACCTTATCATCCTTACGTTTACCGTAAAGCCAAGTCCATGACCATGAAGTCAAAGCAGTTGAATAATGATATATTTTTTTTACAAACCAAGTTATCATTATATTTTTTGCATCTCTGGATTATTTGATAGAATGTTTTTTTCTGCTCTAGGTCTAGCTATAGAATCTTTACTTCTTTTTCTAAGTTGAGCAATAGCAGATTCTTTCATCTGTTTTTCTTTTTTAAGTTTTTGTAGATCTCTTTCTAAATTCATTTTTTATCCTTATTCATTCCACCCCTAAAGATCTGAGTTCCCTTAATGCCATAAATGCTCGCCACGACAAGAATCCATAAATTTGTAAACCATGACGGGAGCTGCGAGAACATCTCAAAAAACAATTTTACCTTGTCCATCGCTGTCGGATCATCCGATATGACTGCCCAAGCGAGCACCACGATGGGCGTACTTAAAATTATCAAAACTGCCTCGTCCTTCCAGTCCGATTGCCTAGCCTCTAAAAGTTTTCCTTGGTAAGCTTCCTGACCTTGAGCCATCTTAGTAGCATGCATTAATTGTGCATCAGACATTGCCATCTTAGTTCTTTGTTTGTTAGCGTAAATTTTTGATCCTGCAGAGACTGCAAGTTTAATAGCTGATAACCACATTATTTTTTACTTCCTCTTTTTAATTTAATTGGTGGGACTTGTGCATTAGGCCCTTTCTTTGGTGGTGGGCCATACTTTACTCCACCTGATAAACCTCCAACATTGTAAGCTACAAAATTAAAAAAATTATCTTTTGGTTTTACTAAATATTGATCAACTGGTTTAGTTTGTTCTACTGGAATAATTTTTTTATAATTATCTCCTCCTTGTCCATCGTCAAGAGGAACTACTGGTCTAGTACCACCATACCCTGCATCTTTTAAATATTTTTTACCACCTGGAGAATTTGGTTGAAGAACAGTACCAGTGGTTTTATATTGATCTCTGTAAAGTCCTTTTTTTCTAGCAAACTTTTGTCTACCCTTGTAATTCATCTTAGCTGCCATATTTACTAGTGTTCCAGAAAAAGGCACTACTAGACCTGCAATAAAACTTTCAGTGGTGCTTAAAGGTTTTACAAATGGAACGTCTTTGACTACAGGACCAATTTTACTTGTAGTAGTAGTAGTATTATTACTACCATTTGAAACATTTACAGTTTTATTTACGGAAGGTGTTTTAAAATCTTTTTTTGAGGCATCCATTCCTCCACCACGTAGTTTTCTAATTTTTCTTTTCATTATTTTTTCTTCTTTCTAGCAATCTCAAGTTTCTCATCAGCAATTCTAATTCTTTCTGCTGCTTGATCTTCATTGTTTTCTAGTTTCATTTTTTCAATATCTAATCTTTCATCAATTTCGTTTTCTCTAATTTCATTACCCATCATATCTTGATCAGCTTTTCTTTGTAAGTCTACAGCTTTAAGATCTAGTTCTCTTTCTTTTAATGCAACAAGTGGATCTTTTTGTTGACCCATAGCTTCACCTCTAGCAAGTTCAGTAGTTATCTCTGCAACTCTTTTAGCGATCATTGAAGCAACTTGAATTTCTGCTCCTTCTGGATCTTGTTGTAACATCTGTTGCATTTGTGGATCATTTTGTATCATTGCACCAACTTCTCCTTGTGCTTTTAATGAAACGTGCTCAGATATGTGAGCTTGTAGTGCTGAATAAACTTGAGGATTTATTTGAACCATTCTTGTAGCCATAAATGATGCATGTGCAGCAATATGAGCGTCATGATCTTGAGTTGGAAATGCTCTTAATGGTTTCATATACAATGCTTCCATATTTTCTGTTGCAGGGTCTTTAGGAGTAGGTTTTTCTTGTGGAATAAGTAATTGATCTATGTCTTGAGTCCCCAATGCTTCATATACTCTTCGATATGCTTCTCTTAAATTGTGCATCATAGGATTTGACATAGCAATTTTTAAATTTTCGTTAGCAAGAGTTACTCTTTGTGCCATACTCATGATATTTGGGTCGGCAACCGGTATAACATCTACTCTATCATCAAAATCAGTTTGTTTTACTGCTTGATCAGCCCCATATACTGAATATGGGTATACTGGTGGTAGATATGTACCAAATACTTTTGATAATAGTCTAAATTCTCTACGCATTGAGTAGTAACATCGCTTGTGTATTGCGCTCATGACCCTCGAACCACGCTCTAATAGCGAAACAGTCGTACCAACAGCTCTATTTTGCAAATCATTACCTGTATCCATGTTAGTAATAGCTGCAAACTTCTGTCCTGCCTGTACAACAAAGCCCATTAATTGATATAATGTAGCTGATGGCTCTTTAAATGGTAAAATTTGAAACTGATCTTTGATATTACCTCCTGGTGCGTCTACATCTCTAAACTCTCCTGGTTGAAATGGTTGATCATCGTCTCTAATTCTTATACCTCTAGACTTAAATCCTGCAGGTAAGTTAGATAATGTACCTGCATCTAGTAATTGTCTTAGTGATTGTGTTGCAGTTCTAGATAATCCACCTATCATGTGAGTTAAACCAAAACCATAGAACCCTAATCCTGGTAAAAATTTAAAATGTACAAAGTATTCTTTTCTTTTTTTAGTCTCATCTGTCATATCATAGTTACGATAGATAGATAAAACTTCTCCAGACCCTTCATCTATTGTAATAATGTAAGGAACCTTAACTTCTTTTTCTGTATCTGTGTTTTCAAACTCTTGTAAGTTACAATCAACATGCATCTCAAGCACCGAGTATGAATATTGTTTGTCTGCAGATGGAGTTACTCCTTCTAATTCTTGGTATTTTTTTTCAATTTGTGTAGGGCCTGCTGCAGTTGGTTTTAATTCTACGTCTCTATAAAATCCTGCTGCTTGTTTTTTAAGAATTTCGTTTTCTCCCATTTTAATTACATGAGTAATTCTTTCACATTCTAATAAATCAGTTGCATAATATGGAACCACTAAATCTTCTGCAGGAATAAATTTAGATACAGCTCTTTGCATTACTTCATCATAATAAACCTTCTTAAATGCAGAACCTGCTAATGCTAAGTAAAATAATAATTGATCAAACTCTGGAGTGTACTCTTCCATCTCTTCAGTAATCATGTAGTTCATAAAATCTTGAACACGTTGTGCTTGATTAACTTTTTCATTATCTTCTGCACCTAAAACTCTAGCTCTTACAGGCCCTTGAGATGGTAGTAATTCTTTATAGGCTTGTGCTTGAAATTGAGTTACTGCTTCTGATAAAAGTGGATGAGTTACAGATGCTGAACCTCTAAATGGTCTAGTCATCTCTGTGTGTTTTATTCCAAGTAAATCTAAATTGTTGGTGTAAGAAGTCTCCCAATCTTTTCTTGAAACTCTATCTTTTTTATAATCATCTAATAACTGATTTGACATTCTTTGAAGAGTCTCGTCAGACATGTCTTCTGCAAGATTTTTAAAAAATTCTTCAGTCTCTGATACTGCTTCTTCTATTGTTGTCGGTTCTTCACCTTCAATTTCAATATCAACTTCTTCTGAATTAGGAGTTTTAACTTCCTCTTCAATTGCTTTGTCAATTTCAGCCATGTTAAAAATTAATAAAGTTTAGTTGGTTTATTTCTCGCCATTCCACCACCACGAGCCTTTACCATTGTTCCTTTGTTAAATAGTGGTTTATCAAATGTAAAACCAAACAAACCTGGATTTTTATTATTGCTTTTTTTATTTACTGTATTTCTTTTTAATGATCTTTTAGTTTTCATTGCAGATGAATATTCTTTTTTATTAGCATAAGTTTTTCCACCAGTTGTAATTTTACCATCCTTTAAAACATTTATAGCTTTAGGATTCAAATCAGAAACTTTTTTCCCACCTTGATAAATTCCAGTTCCAGTTCCTTTACTTGAATCTAAATTTACAAATTTAGTTTTAGTATTACCAACTCCAGTGTTAACACCATCTTTAAAAACATTACCTGTTGAATCTACTTTCAATCTTGGGTATTTTACTTTCTTTGTTGGACCAACAGCTGTTTTAAATTTTTTTGCACTATCTGTAAACAATCTTTTATCTGTACCAGTTGCTCCAGTAATTTGTGTTTTGCCCCCAAGCATTCCTAACTTGGATGCACCAAGCCCTAACGCTAAAGCAGCAAGAACCTTATTTCGTCTTCTTGATTTTTTTGACATGTCTTTAACTCCTAATTAATAATATACGTATTTACGTTCTTTATAACTTTGAACCTCATCCTCGTCAGCATAAGTAGTTACAAAAGAACCTTGTCGATATCTTAACATAGCTTGGGTAGTGCTGTCCACATAATCGTCATGTTCTCCATGAGGAAACGCAGCACATTCTTCAATTACTTCTTGAGCCCAATGTTCGTCTCTTGGGAAATATACTTGTTTAGATTCAAATAAAGGTGCACAGGCGTTGACCCGTGAGTGTTTATCCTGTCCTCTTCCTGGAGTGTAATCCATAACAGGAATTCCCATTCGTCTTAATTCTTGTAATAAACTTTGTCCACTAGCTTTAGCTTCAACTATAATTGTCTCTGGCTGCCAATACTTATACTGGTCTAGTGCTACCATTTTTAATTCTGGAAAATCATATTTACCTTTAATAGCATCAATTAACATAATAGCGTCAGGCATGGATTCGTGAGGCGTGAATATTCCCCATGTAGTAATGGCTGAATAATCGGCAGTTTCTTTTTTACTGAATGCAGTATCATAAGATTGAATAACATGTTTTAACGTAGGAAGATCCCCGACCCATGGCTGCCACCATTCTCTTTTTAAAATCGCTCCTTCCTCTGAAGTTGGATTTTGCATGTACTGGGCTGACCAATTTCTAATTGATATTGACGCTTTAACTTTTTCTAGTTCTTCTAGGTTCCAATATTCAGGCCACACGGGTTGTACGTTTTCATCTTCTCCTATTAAAGCAGGAAAAGAAATTGTTTCCCATTGATCTGACTTAGGTTCATTTTGTGATTTAATTAATCTACCGGTCAAATCATCTTGAGCCCATCTAGTCATTACAAGTACGATTGAGCCTCCAGGTTGTAGACGTTGTCTTGGTCCCGATAAGTACCAATCAAAAGTTCTTTCCATTGCACTATCGGACATTGAATCTTGTTCCGTGTGTGGATCATCGATAATAAGTAAGTCCGCCCCTCGTCCTGTGATAGAACCGCCAACACCCGCTGCAAAGTATTCCCCACCTTGATTGGTCTCCCAACGTCCTTTTGCCTTACTATCTTCTCTTAGTCTAACATCTCCAAAAATCTGTTTATACTCTGGACTGTCAATTAAGTTTCTTACTTTAGCACCGAACCTTCCAGAAAGTTCTGCGTTGTGAGATACTTGCATAATTTTCATTTTAGGATTCTTTCCAATCATCCAAGCAGGAAAGTATATAGATGCAAATTCTGATTTAGTATGTCTAGGAGGCATATTTACTATGAGCCTTCCTTTTTTATTTTTAGATATCTTTGTAAACTCGTGTGCTATATGTTGATGGTGTCCCCACTTATCTGGATCCTTATCAGTTCTACAAATAAAATCTGGCCAAACATTCTTTACAAAATACAAGAAGTTGTCTTGACATAATTTTATATGTCTTAACCATACTTTTTCGAGCCTCTCTCGTAATTGATCGGTGGTCAATAATTCTGTATCAGTCATCTTAATTTACTATACCCTTGGGTCCCCTTAAAATCTACCCCCTAATTCTACAAGGCCATACTACTTCTATCTGTCATATCAAGTAAAGGTAAAGTTAGTAAACTATAGTATAAAAATCCTAAAAAAATAGAAATAAAAAAATTTCTATTTTTGGATTTTGGTTGGTACCTCTATGAAGGGGGGAGCCACACGGCTACATTGTAGCCGTGTGTTATTAGTTATTAGCTTTTTATTTCTTTTTTAATTAATTGATCTATATGATCATAAATTAAATTATCTAGATCCGATAAATTTAATCCATGGCTCAAGGGTTTTGAAATTACTTGATCACCTTTTTCTAATTCATATTGAAAGTGACCTCCATAATTAAGCCGTCTTATATCAAGTCTAATACATAAAAAAACATATATAGTATAACCTCTATGATGTTTAATCGATCCGACTTGTATTTTTTTAACTTTGTCCGATGGTATAAACTTTTTATTCTCGTCCATTGTTAAGCCCTCGCTATAGTTCGAATTGATAAAAGAATTCCACCCGTGGACAAGATAAACCCTGTCCACGCATCAACAGTAAATAATACAATCACGCCTAAGAATGCAATTATAAAACTTACTATGATTAAAAGTATATGAAAAAATATATCCATTATAATTTATTCACGTTAACTTCTAGCGTTGTAGACTCAACCGTTTTAGTTTTATATTGATTATAGATTTTAGGTTGCTCTTCTTTTAACTTAGCTAAATCAATCGTTAAATATTCTTTAAACATTGTTTTAGCGTGGACGTTGTAACCTTTACAAAGTGTAAAAATTTGCCCTCCATGTTTTGCCACAAGCTTCACGGCATCTTCTTTAATGCTTTTTTCTAGATCAGTGAAAGCCTTTTTTTTGGTTTTAGCTTCTGCGTAATTAAATAAAAGTTTACTATCTAAAGTAGACAAATTATTTAATTTTGTCTTTTTTTTAAGTGTACTCATTTTTTTACCTCGTTTGTTAATTATATATAACTTATGTTATATATGATCCCATTATGATCATATTTGATAAGATGTAAAGAAAATAATTTATTTTTTTACAGCCCTAGGTTGTAGGGCTGTAGTTTAGAATGATTCTAAAGTAGTACTATAATTGCAAGTATTACTAATAGAGGTATTGGATAGAATACCAGGATCCTAACAAGTAACGCCAAAAATGAGTCCATTAAGATGCCACCTTAATGAAGGAATTCACTTCAACTTTTTTGCCTAGGCCTTTAGCAACTAATCCCACAATCACGCCACCAGGATCCTTAAATCTTAAGTCGTGAGCATCTCCATCTATAACGGGTCGACTCATCCACCTGGTGGGCAGCTTGTCCTTAAAAACAACAGCTACGTTAGCTCCTGCTGCCATCGCTTTCAATTGGTCCTGGTAGTTAGTCCCGGAGTCACTGAAGGTAACATGATAGTTTTTTTTACCATGATCAAGGTAGTTAAGTACTTTACTATAATCATAGAATTGTACATCAGGGTGGAGATCCATAAGGCAGCCACCTCCATCAACTTTATATTTAAACCATGGAAGGTCACTGGTCCCGTTGAGTCGTACGGCAAATTTAAAACCAGCGTTAGCAGCTCTTACCTTCAGTGTCTGTATTTCTTTTGACAGCTCCCACAAAAAACCATTTTTGTTATTCCAAAAATAATTGGTTTTATTTATTCGAGCCTGCTGCACTGAATTCATTTGGCCCCGGCCTGAAGTATTCAAGCAGGGGGCAATGCATCCTCCTGGCCCTTTTGTAGCTTTAGGACAAACATTTTTTCCACTCATATCATATGGAGCAAAATGCATTATAGCTGTTTTATATCCCAGCTTCTCACCCTTAGCCATTTTAGTTTGACTGTAATAATTAAGAAGCGCCATGAGTCACCGCCTTCCAGTCTCCATCAACTTTAGCTAATTTTATTTGATGACTGTATACGCTGCCAGCTTCATCGAATAGCCCTACCTCGGAGCCCTTAGCATCGATTAGAATAGTTTTTTTAATTCCTTTTCCTTGCTTAGGTGACTCAAGCAGCTCACCGCTGATTAATACACCAGGCCCCAGCTGATCGCTTTTTATTTGCTGCCCTTTTTTTAGATCTTTAAAGTTTATCATTTTTTTCCTTTTGTTAGTTTTAATCTTATTACAGCGGGAGCCGTTAGCTGTCAACTTTTTATTTTAGCTGCCATCGAGCTGCACGACTCAGGACCAAATAAAAAAATAATTTTTTTATTTATATATAAAGGTAAATATAAAAACGAAAAATCCTCACATACAATCTCAAACTTTACACGCATATAAAGGTATATATGAAGAAGAAAAAACCCACATGCAATCTCAAACTTTACGCAGGTATAAAGGTTAATGGTTAATGTAAAAATTCCACATGTAATCTCAAACTTTACGCACAACTTCGTTGTGCGTAAAGAAATCGTGAGACGTGGTTCAAGCGTCTTGAATTTTTTTGATTGCGTCTTTTAAATTGAGTGATGAGTAGGCACGAATAATGGTTCTCGGTTCACGAACCACGAAAATTTGTAGATTTTGAGGTGTTCTTTGCGAGAGGTCTTCTCGCAAGATAAAAGATTGTCCACCGTTTTTAAAATGGGTTAAATGCCAATTAATTTGGTACTTTGATAAACCAATATTCTTGACATCATTTGACTTGAGTTCAATCCAAATACTTTTGTTGTTTATCAACCAATAAACGTCTGGAATTCCATTAATTGTGCTACTTTCTATGCGAAATAATTGACCTTTTAATTTAAGATTTTTTATGCGTTTCCACAAATTACTCTCTGATTTTTTCATTATGTTATTAGGTCAATAACATAAAAAAAGAGGCAACTCCAGTCTCCCTTTGTTGCCCCTTTAATCAAAATATTTGGTTGTCTGTGTTAACCCAAATATCAAGAATTTAATGATAATATTTCTTGTAATACTTATCAAGTGCTTTCTCAATCTTAGATGTAAAACCAAACTTTTTACACTCTTTCCAAGACTTAAAAAAACACTCTCTGCAATTTAAAAAATCTAAAATAAAATCTGCAAACGAACCATTATATAAAGGATTAATTTTTTTTGATCTTATAAAGATTTGTCTTAAATTCATGTTAATAAATTACAGGAATTACAGGTAGTTCTTTAATGTTAGTGTGGATTGCCCCACCGTCATTACCCTCATCATCACTTGTTGGAGTTAACCAAGTTCCATTGTCTAAAAGAATTTGAATTGGTTGATTGTGCCAACCTTGTTCTTCACTTTCTTTTTCTGAACAATACTCAATTTTGACAATCGTTCTGCCTTTTAAATATTTTTCAATTCTTGTCTTCCAACTATTACTTAATTCTTCATTATTCATTTCATCAAGTTTTTTTTCTTTTGTCATTGTTAGTCCTTTCTTGCCATAGCACTTATTTTATTAAGTTGAACATCTAGATTAGTTGCATAATCCCAAACAACAATAAATCTTTCAATCCAACTTCTTTGTTTATTTGTAAGATTGTCGTCAAATAACATCTCATCTGCACTGCATAATGGCGACAGTTTTTCTCTGTCGCCAAAATTATTATATATTTTTACAAGTCTCTCAATACTAACCATTTGGTAGTGCTTTTAATGTATCGTTTGGTATTGTCATATTGATTTGAGTTTGTTTAGCAATCAAAGAGATTTGTTTTAATACCTCTGTTCCAATCATATCAGAATGTAATAAATCAGTTGCTTTTTCTTGCAACTCATCAAGAACTTGCAACTCTTTTCCTTTTTTAGAATTGTAAAATGCTTTTTTGGTCTCTGCTTTACATAAACCTTTCAACCATTTTTCAGTATCCTCAGAAAGTGAATAAATTTTATCATTACTTTCAAATTCTGGAAGATTATTATCATTGTTCCAAAGTTGTCTTGTCTCTTGCCAACTTCTCAATCTATCTTCAAGTTTTTCATATAACTTTCTAACAGAAACTCTTTTTTGTTCTAAGATTTTTTGATAATTGCTTGAATAATCATTAAAATCTTTTTCTACTTTTAAAAGATTTTTTAAATCCTTTTCAACATTTAATCTTTTTTTGAAAATAGGAAAGTTTTTATTAGACAAATCAATTATTTCGTTATGGTGTAAAGATTCAACCGTTTCTTTTTTTTCTCTAAATTTACGGTTTAATTTATCTGACCAATATTCTCTATTGTCTTTGCTTATTTGTTTATTACTCATTTTTGCTCCTTGTTATTGTTAGTTAACGAGTACCCTCAATGGATATCTTCCAGAGGGCACTCAAGATTATTTTTATATTGCAATCGTGAACTTATCGTGATCTTCCAATTAAAAAACAATCAAAAAAATTTTATTATCCAATAGAAAAACCACCAGAATTTTTACTAAACTCAGAAAATTCTTTTACATTTTCAACGGAAAATGGGTAATTACCAGAGGAATTTCTTTTGTTAAGTATCTTATTCCATTTTTTATAATCTTCTTTTGGAAAATCTCTTGGAACCAAACTATCATCTCTCATTTTTTTTTGAACTTTTTTAGTAAATAATTCCAACTCTTTTTCTATTACATCATTTTGTTTTTCAATTAATTTTCTGTTTTCTTCAAACTTATCTGCATAAGCTTTACAATGACCAGATTTAATTAAATGATCTAATTGTTGTGAAATCATCTCTGCATATTCTTGAGAAACTTCATAACAATCATTATAACCCCAATGTTCTTTTTCATTTTCTGGAATTACTTTTGTAAATCTCAAAACATAATCTGCAAGAGGTCTCCACCACCAAACATTGTTTCTAAAATAAGTACCAGATTGAGAAGTGTACTTTTCTCTTTTATCAAAATACTCATCTTGTTTTTCTTTTGGTAAATCCCACAAATTATCTGGAGCTTCAGGCTCTTCAATTTGTAAGTTTTTTGGATTTAAACCAGTAATATCAAATCCCATTTTTACTCCTTTGTTCTAGTTTATTTTTTTTTATTAACCATTGTTTTAACTTCCATCTTTTTACCTTCGCTTTGTTTTCATTTTTACATTCAGAAAACATATCTTCTATCTGAATTGAAAAAGTTGGTATTTTTTTCTTTACCATTTTTACTCCTTTGTTAGTTTTTTATAAACGTCCCATGATAATAAGATTATTTATAAAAAGGTCAACCTTAAAATTTAAATACAAAACGTATAATCAACCATATAAAAAAGACTATAAAAAAAGAGGCTAAAGGGTACACAAAACAAAAATGTAATATATAAGCTAAAATACTTCCCATGATAATAAGATATAGAGTACAATTTAAAAATTACAATTAAATTTTTAATTTTTTTATTGATTGAATTACTGATGTTGGAATTATTGTAGTATTACCAATATTATCAAATGTTGGTTTTTCTTTTGTTTCAATATAATCAGTAAATATTCTAGTAATACCTTTTGATTGGGATAATAAATATCCTTTAGATACACATACAGGAAGTCTTTGAGTTTTCAAGTCTTTTGTAGAACTCCAACTTGCATCTCCCTCGATGTCCAACCACTTTATTTCTACAAATGGATAATCTAAAATATTATTTCCTAAATTTTTTAAATTAAAATTTAAAATTTTTGTTTTTTGTATTTTCTTTTTCATGAAAAAAAACCATATGTATCTTCGGATTTTATGAAAAAAAAGCCATATGTATCTTCGGATTTTATGAAAAAAAAGCCATATGTATTTTCGAAGGTCATAATTTATCCTTATCCTTAATTAACACAGAAACAATACCAATTGAA